AGCCATAATACTTCTCCTTCAATTTCGTTTTTAAGCGCCAGTTGCTTGCGGGTATCACCTAACCCGCACTCCGGCACAACGTACAGCCTGTCTTCTAAAGTCGGTATGTCTTGGCAGTCGTCGGGGTTGTCGTACACATCCACCCAAACGACTTCATCTTCAAACACACGTCCGGCTCGTTGCTCACCTGCTTTGGCGTCAAACTCACACGGCGCCGTCAACACAACCACTTCAGTGTCACGATTTACTGCAATTGTGCCTTTTTCCAACCGCACGCGGTAGGCCGTCTTGTGTGCTGCGCCCGTCAATACAGTCCACGGCGGCACCGTAATTTTACGCTCGTACACGCCCGGCAAAAACGTATGGGTCGTTACAATATCCGCCTGCGGCATTTGCAACAATTCATCTTGCAGCGCCACGACTTTTTGCCGCATCAATTCCGGCGTAACGACTGCCGTGCTGTCCGGGTCAAATATCTCAACCGCGTTCACACCACCACCCATCTTGAGCCGCTAGACACCGTCACCGTGGTGCCGCTGGCTACCGTTACCGGGCCAGCTGACATGCCTGACGTGCCTGCGGCAATTGTGTAGCTGGTGTCAATAGTTAAACTATTGACAAATATACCATTCCCCGCTACGAAATGCTCCGATGTTAATTCACCCGTACTAGGTTTGTACAGATATTTGGCGTCGCCCGTATAGATATTTGCCAGCGCGCCGGACGTAGCCGCCGCGAACGTCGGGTACAGATTTGTCGACGTTGTGGTGTCGTTCGTAATCGTCGCGCCCGACCCGGACGCCAGCGACCACTTGATGCCAGACGCCTGCGCCGAATCGGCGGTCAGCACATAGTTGTCGGTGCCCACCGGCAGGCGGATGTTGTCGGTGCCGTCGCTGACGATCAGGTCGCCCTTAGTGGTTGTTGGTGAAAGCGCATCAAATGCAGCTGTCTGGCTAGTTTGCCCCGTACCACCATTAGCGATCGGCAGCGTGCCTGTCACCTGGCTAGTCAGATCTACCCCGGTCAGCGTGCCGCCCAAGGTCAGATTGCCGCTGGATGTGACCGTGCCGGACAGGCTAATGCCGTTGACCGTACCGGTGCCGGAGACGCTGGTGACGGTGCCGGCGTACTGGTCGTTTGATGTAATGGTGAAATTAGGGTACGTGCCCGAGATGCTGGTTGTGCCAGCACCGGTCAAGGACACCACTTGGTCAGGCGCGGTATTGTCAATTGTAAAATTGGGGTAGGTGCCCGACGTGCTAATGCCCGTGCCCGCGGTCAGCACGACCGTCTGGTCTGGCGCGGTGTTGGTAATCGTAAAGTTCGGGTACGTACCCGACGTGCTAATGCCCGTGCCGGCGGTCAGCACAACCGTCTGATCCGGTGCCGTATTGGTAAACGTCACGTCGCCGGTCGCCGACGACACCGAGATGCCGGTGCTGGCAATCGCGCTGGTCACGCCCGTATTGGTGATCGTCATGGCGCTTGAGCCATCATAGGACGTGCCGCCAAGCCCAGTTCCAATGGTTAGTGCATTGGCAAGCCCGCCGATGCCGGTAATAGTGTTTGGCGGCGTATGCTGCCAGTAACCCCCTGCGGTGTATTGCAGCAAATCGCCGGTGGAAGCTGCGCCGGACTCCACGTTGTTTAGATTTTCAAGCAGCGACCGAATTAACGGGCGCACAAATAGCGAACCGTTAACTGCTGACGCGTACACCACGGCGGCAACTTGAATAATTGCAGCCGGGGCGACAGGCACCGTCTTGGTTAGACCACCGGTAACCGTGGGGTCGTAATAGAGAATCTCACCGTTTACCCAGGATTCAGCGCCGCCTGACGTATCTATGCCGCGAACAAGGCCAAAATGCGTGATGTAACCCCAGCCATTTAAGGCAATATCCTCGGTAGCAACACCCATGAAGTAAGACGCTGTATCGGCAGTCAAACCACTCGCTGGCGCAGCTTGCAGTCCTCCGCTGGCACCCACGGTGCCCGTGAACATGACGGCTTGGCCGTTAGTGATCGCCGCACTAGCTTTGATCCGAAAATAAGTCTCTTCACCGACTTGCTGGACGACGTTGCCGCCTTCCATGACCAAATCCAGCGTTTTAGCGTTGTCGGCTGTATTCCAGTACAGCGCGTCCGTTGTCGTGGGTGGGGTGCCTACGGCAGTGTCAAACTGAATGAAGTCGGGCGACGAGATGCCGCCTGTTACGCCCGTCATCGACGTGATGTCGTCGTTAGTGCCTAAGACCGCCGCGCTTAGATTAGCCCGCGCGCCAGACGCTGTGGTGGCTCCTGTGCCGCCGTTATCGACGTCTAGGGTTCCGGCTAAGGTGATGGTGCCGGACGTCGTCACAGGGCCGCCAGACGTCGTCAGGCCCGTTGTGCCGCCGGAGACATTGACCGACGTCACTGTACCTGACCCACCGCCGCCGCCTGAGTTGGCTTTGTTGAGCAGGTTTAAAAAGAACCGATACCAGTCGCGCGCAACTAAGCCCGTCCGGTCGTCAATAATGGGCGACTGGTTTTTGGGTAGTTGTGGCTCGTTATCTGGGTTAGGCATTGGTGCCGGACAAGGCTAGTTCGGCACCCATAATGGCGATTTTGACGGGGTCGGTGCCTGATACCTCGTACACGCGGTCACGCAGCTTGTCAGTCATACCTAACCGACGCCAGAACGCTCTGAATCCATAATTGCCCATTTTGCCCATGCCAGCCCACTTCTCGTTCGACCAGGTGTGGCCACCATCGTCTGAGAAGCGCAGCATAACTTTAGGGTCGTTGCCTTGGCCAGTTACCAGACCCACACCGGTTTCGCACTCAAGCTGCAAGGCGTGTTGGGCAGTACGCTTTAAGTTGTTCTGGCCGGTGGGCAGCGCCCGCCACGACCGCAGCCACTTCTGGGGCAGGTTGTCGTCGGCAAACACGTCCAAGTCGTATGCGTAGATCTTGCCGTTTTGAAAGTCGCCCACAACAACCTGGTTGTTGAAGAACGTCTGGCAGTTTGCACGATGGCGGATAAACTGGCCGTTAGCAAACCCGGCGCGCTCATGCCAAGCGCCTGTCGCCACATCAAACACCCATGTTCGCTGGGCGGTCGGGAAGGTCAGCACGTAGAACGAATGACCGTCCTGCTGGTAAGTAAAGCCGATTGCGTCTGAGATGGTGCCATAACTCTGGATAGCGTACTCGACCGCGTGGGTAGAGATGCGCTGGCCAGAATAACCATTAGCCCGAAAAACGATACCTTGGCCACGGGCGTCAGCGCCTAGCCAGAATAGCGAGTTGTCCATCTTGGCAACTGAGAAGGTCGCTGCACAGCCAATTTCGTTAACTGCACCTTGGATACGCGCCAGCGGAAACGGCGTGTCGCCAGCGTTGTACCAAACTTCAACCGATTGGGTGCCAAACAGCCACACCTCGCGGTGGTCGACGAACAGCGAGATCAGATCGTCAGGCATACCTTCAGCACTGGCAAACGACAGAGGGTCAATCTGAGTGCCGTCAAGCAGCTCAGACGTCCAGAATCGCTGAGAGTTTGGCTCTTGGAAAATGAAGTAGCCATCCAGATAGCCCACCGTCACTGCGCCGGGGAAGTCCACATCAGTAATTTCGGCGTAGGCTTCGGTTGCCGCGTCGTAGATGTAGCCGTCGGGGTTGGCCGCGATAAAAAGCTGCGTGCCGTTGTCGACCATCGATACAGGGCCAGTGCCGCTGACGTTGCCAACAGGTGTAGCCACCCAATTGCTGTCGACTCGGTACAGTTTGCTGCCTGAGACGGCGTACATGTAGTCGCCATACGACCACAACCCCCGAATGGGGCCGGTGCCTACGACGCCTAGCTTGCGCAAGCCTGGCGCTCGGTTCAAGTACGCAGGCTCCATACCTTCTGGCGCCGGTGTGGCTTCAGGGTACAAGTTCACCATCCGTGAGTCCGCTGCGTTGACGCTGCGGGCTACGTAGGATTGACCGAGAATAGGCGTCTTCACAGCTTAGTAATTCCCCGCGTAAATATTAAAGCGTTGACGAGTAGCAACCAGCGAATACGGCAGGGACATCACGTCATCAGGATTGTTGATGCGCTTTAGGTTGCGTTTGGACGTCATGGCAATACGTTGCACCTGCGGCATAGGCTCGACACCAAACTCGTTGGCAATCTCCATTGCCAAGTTGTATTTAAATGCTCGCAAATAGCCCGGCGGAAACGACAACACGGTGTTTAGCGTGGCCGGTTTAGTTAACTGCTGCACCGACACAAAGTGCCATTCCAGAAGCCGTGTAGGTTTGGGGTAGATCGTCATGGTGATGTCTGGGAACGTGTTGTTCACAAACATAACCTGCGGGTAGGTGCTGGTGACTGTCTTGACCGCAATGCCGTCGTACTGCTGCTGGTTAATCAGCTTGACGCCGAAAGACACGTTAGTTTGCGGGTCGCGAAAGTACGTCGCATCGTCAATAAGAATAGGCCGATTACCAACAAAGTCGCCGGTAGGCCCGAGCGTGCGGGTGATGGTGTCGGTTGGCCAGTTAAATACTTGATCTTCCGTGCAAAACACGGCTAGGCGCTCAGTATTCCATGAATCAATCATTTGATTCATAGCGTTCAAAGCGTCTTGTGCTGCCTGCGGGGATGGCTCTTCACCTTCAGCCAGCTGGCCAATGAGCCGAAGCGACGCTTTGATCTGGTCGAAGGCGGTTGCCATTTACACTCCTTTAAGCTGCCGCCTCTACGTTGGTGCGGCTACGACGACGTTTAACTTCCAGTTCATTGGCTGGTGCCGCCGCTTCAGGAGCTGAAGGCGTGTCGGGATTATATCGCTCCCAGCCGTTTTGTTCATCATTTTCGGCTTCAAGTTCCATAATTGCAACCTTGGCGCCGTGAATTGGATGTCGTAAGTGGATAATCATAGTTATAGAGGTAAAAATCGGGGGCCGAAGCCCCCGAAGTCAAATTAACCCCACATACGGCAGGCCATTTGTGGACGAATTGTGCTGTAACCGTACAAAACGTCAATACGGCAAGGCAGGCGGTCATTGTTAATGTCGTATTGACGAACAATACGCATCGAAATGCCGTTGTGGACTTGGCGGGAAGCCATGTCAACGCCTTGTGGCATCAGCAAGTCGGCGGTCGCAAAAGTGATCGCGTCTTTGTGATAGACCAAGTTTTGAGCATATTGAGTTGCTGCTGAACCCAACATAGTCACTACAGCGCCAGAAGCTGGCAGCGCGTCAACAGTCGCCAGAGCCTGACCTGCGGAGTACAGTGCTGGGTAAATTGACAGCGTTGCAGTTGAAGAGCCTGATGCAGCGGCAGTTACGACAAACTGCTGGAGCGAACCGGTGGACTCGCGAGTTTGTGGGTTAACAGCGTACACACCTGCGATGGTGAACACGTCGCCAACATTCCAAGTCTTTGAGGAACCGGTAAAGCTGATTGGCAGAGTCGACTGACCTTCGGTAGTAACAGTTGAAGTTACAGTGATCGAAGTGCCCCAATCGCCGTTAGTGTGCTGCTTGATCGACTGAGACATGTTGACTTCATCGTAACCCAGAACACCGGTGCCCATCATGCCGTTCTTGAACTGACGGCTGATAGTGTCGGTCGGGTTAAACAAGCCTTTCAGACCTTCAACCAAACCAGCGTTAGCAGCTGGGTTAACAGTTGCGTAACGTGGCGACATCACAGCTGCGTTTTCGTTCAGCTTCTGCTGGGCTTGCAGCAGAACGAGCGAAGTCGAAGGCGTGGTGCCAGGAGTGCCGACCGAGTTACCGATGGCCTTGTATGCGTTAGCAACGTCAGCGTCGATGCTGGAAGCCAGCTGAGAAATACGAGGCTTCAGAACACGCTCGGCGAAGTCATCCAACTGCATAGTGAGTTCAGCGGAAGTAAACTGCACGCCAATGTGCTTTTGGGAAGCAACAGTCAGTGTAGTGTACTGTTCGTTGTCGTCTTGTGCAGTTAGAGCAGCGCCGTCAGTCACCAGAGCGCGGTCCGGCAGGCGGATACGCAGTGTGGAACCAATTTTGGCGCCTTCAACGGCGAAAGAATCGTCATATTGACGGTTAACGTTACGGGTGAGTACCAGGTTGTTCTCGAGGATTTCGAGAGCCTTCCGGGTAATCATGTCGATGGTAAGAATCGAGTTTGCCATGATTTATTTCCTAAAAAAAGTTAGCGGTTACGTTGAGCTTCCCACTTTTTGATTTGGCGCTGGCGTTCTGCCTCAATCCACTCTGACGTACTCATGTTCTTGATAGAGCGAGGGTCAGTTGTGTCGTAAGACGGTGAGCCAGAGCCACGGCCACTAATAGGCGCTATCGGTGGTGGGGCGCTAGTTGTCTTTCTTAAGACCGGCTCTGAAGCAATTTTAGCTTCTAGTTTGCCAATCTCTTTAGCCTGCAAAATAGGCGACAGACGCGAAATCCGACTGGCTTCATTTGGGTGCGACCCCAAGTAATACGCCAGATCCGGGCCAATTTCAGACGCCTGAATAGTTTCCGCCATCGCAGTCGTGATCGGCAGTGCGGGGTTGTATGCGACTTGCTCGAAGTCTTCATACTTAGTCCGCGCGTCCTCTTCACGATCTTGATACGCTTCAAGCATACTCATGCGTTCACGATCAGCTTCACGCTTGGCCAACAGCTCTTCCGCTTTTCGTATTGCCAGTGCATCAGCATACGCGTCAACGGAGTCAAACTGCTCGACCGGCGGGAGTTCGGCAGGAGCGGCAGGCGCTTCTTGCGCGCGACGTGCCTGTTCTCTTTCCCACTTACGCTGTTCTCTTGCAAGCCTTTTGCCAATGGCAGCGTCTAGTTCTTCTTGTGTGAAGACTTTAGCTGGCTTTGACTCTTCATTCTCCGGCGCATGTGTTTCTTCAGCTACAGGCTCTGCCGTCGGTGCCTGTTCTGGCGCGGGTGCTTCCGCTAACTCGTTTTGTACTTCATCAGACATTGTCGATTCCTAAAGAATCCCAGGTGTGCCGCACCTGTGCGGTATTTCGACTTACTCGTAAATAACTGTTGCGGTTACTGTACCACCGATAACGACATAAATGCCATTTTTAGCATACGCGCCATCAAGCGGCAACAGATAGGACGTTGCCCCTGTGGGGGTGAACGTGCCCAAAATAATGTTGGTGGTAGTTGCTGCGGCTGAATCGTAGACGGTGATCGTCGGCGTGCTAGACGCAGCACTGACAAAAATACCCTTGAGCTTGCCAGCAGCAGGTTTAATGTTGGCCGTAGCCGTGATGTAGGTGTAATTTGCCATGATCTACCTTACGCAAGAAATTTTAATTTGTACAGCGTTGACATATACAGCGCTTCAATCTCA